GAGCGTGAGGCTTGTGCAAAGTTGTGTGAAGACGCACCTGAGCCTGATGGCGCAGACTTAGCGGAGCGTATCCGAGCAAGGGGAAACACATGACACCGCATTACTGCAAAGCAGAGAAGTCCAGCATGATGATTAGCGGTGAGTGCAATTGGTGCGGCGAGAGGGAGCCTGAACGCTTTGTTGTCATCACTGACCGCTTGGCATGGGTCACATGGGCGGTTGTTGTGCTGGTTCTGACAGGCTGCGCTGTGGCTATCGCATTCTTCCTTGGGAAGTTAATATGAGTACCCCACAAGAGTACTGGGATGCGTGTCTCATACGGACTTGGCGTAAAGCTGGATCCGTGTGGGATGTCATGGATATGTTTTACAGCATAACAGGGAAGAAGGTGTTCGATATGGATCCTCCCCTACTACGTATCCCAAAGACAGGGTTCCCGTGGAAGGTAGGGATTCGTGTGTTTGTAGCTAGCCATCTATCGAAGATTAGCAAGCGCCTGTTTGAGCAATCACCGGAGAAAGATGTTGCGTTGCTGCACAAGCTCAAAGACTCTAAGTACGACACAGAGGCCGATAAGATAAACGACACCAACCTAGCATCGGAAGCACAAAGAGGACGCAGAACTCGGATCAAACAAGAGTTCACAACCCGCATTATTTCAGAACGTAATCACAATACTGATGGCAATGTACACAAGGGGAGACGCAAATGACGCACACACTTAACGCAGCTAAGACAGTAGCCGTAGCAACGGACGTGTACTGGATACCGATTGAGAGTGCGCCGCGAGGTGTGAAGGTGCAGCTACTAGGCAAGGGGAACGTGGCTACCTACGGCACGTACTACGGCGACCCATTCTGGACGCACTGGTGTCCTCTACCCAAAAAACCAAAGGAAGACTAAGATGCAAGACCTTATTAAATTCAGCCACGAAAGGCAACGCTTCATAATGATCGACACTCGCCCACCCGCGAACGCATTTGAATGGAAACGATACACAGAAGAAGAGGCTATACGGCGTAAAGATGCGGGAGCACTCAACGCAAACGAAACGTCTCGCAAGCGCAGCGTAGCTTCAAGCAAGGCAGTTGAGCGCAACCGATTAGGCATAGTGCAGCAGGGCAACATTAGCAGCATGAGCCAACATGAGTTAGATGAGTATCTGACACCGAAGAAGTTCCATATTTATAACCAAGCCCGTAAAGGAAAAACATCATGAATTTCGATGACTACAGACTGACCCCAGAACGACTCGAAGCGCATTACGCTACACAGCGGGAAGCAAAAAAAGCGCGATGGGTAACACATCTTATGAGTTCCGACAAGTCGATTGCAAACCGACTAGAGGGGATGGCTTCAGAGGATCAGGAGTCCTTCATGGACCGCATGTACGAGCTAAGTTCAGGACGGGGCCGGATGGCTGGCCCGAAGAGTCACTACGCAGAAGGAAACAAACGAATGATGCAAGCAAACGACAAGCAAGTCAGCGGCAACCACTACAAGGATATGCCGATCCAACCGTGGGCGGTGATGGAGGCAGTGATGACACCCGAGGAGTTCATTGGCTATCTCAAAGGCAACATCATCAAGTACTCGCTACGCGCTGGGCGCAAAGAAGGCAGTGATGATGCCGGTAAAGCCAAGCACTACATGGAAAAACTTAACGAGATGCAGGGCTACTGATGGCTGCAACGCCCGAGAAGAAAGTCAAGGATGCGGTTAAGAAGATCCTTGATGCTCGTGGCGTCTGGCATTTCTCACCCGCATCAAACGGCATGGGCCGTGCGGGGATTCCAGACATCATCTGCTGCGTTCGTGGGTACTTCCTCGCTATCGAATGCAAGGCTGGCAAGGGCAAGACAACAGCACTGCAAGAGCGAGAGATCGACGCTATCCATGAGGCGGGCGGCGTTGCGATTGTGGTGAACGAAACTAACCTGCCGAGGGTGCAGGAGTGGATAGAGATCCTAGAGGTTGATGAGCGTGGCTTCTGGAACAAAAAGTAATCTAGCGGGCATTCTCAGTGGTGAGACGCCCGCCCAAACAAAAGAAGACCTTCGCATTGCAGCGAAGCGACAGCGTGACCGCAAACGGTACGCATTGAAAACACAGACCAATTGGAAACAGAATGACCCAAGTAGTGACAGTAGACTTCGAGACGTTCTACAGCCGGACGTACAGCCTGACGAAGATAACCACAGAGCAGTACGTACGAAGCCCTGAGTTTGAAGCGATTGGAGTTGCCATTGGTTTTGGTGATGAGCAGCCAGTGTGGTATCCACAGCCGCAGGTAAAAGCTGCGCTTGCTGCTATAGACTGGTCCGACAAACTCGTGCTGGCGCAGAACACTGCGTTCGATGCGTCGATCATGGCGTGGCGTTACGGCATCAAGCCCCTTGCTTGGTTAGACACACTCGGTATGTCACGGGCGTTGTTCCCGCATGAGCGGATGCACAGCCTCAAGGCGCAAGCCGAACGACAAGGCGTTGGTGCTAAGGGTGAGGAAGTTATCAATGCGCTTGGATTGCGATACGCAGACTTTGGATCTGAGCAGCTTGAGCGTTACGGCGACTACTGTATCAACGATGTGGTGCTAACTAAGAGGCTGTTCAATATCTACATGGGTATGGGGTTTCCGAAAGCTGAGCTAAAGCTAATCGACCTGACCCTGCGTATGTTCACTGAGCCGAAACTAATATTAGATAAGGCCAACCTGCAGCAACACGTTCGTGCGGTTAAGGAGATGAAAATCGCATTGCTGGATGAGGCGCGTGACATCATGCTGGCAGACGATAACCCAGACTACAAGCACTTGATCTACAGCGAAGGCATCGAAGGCATTAAGAAGCTACTCATGTCGAACGATAAATTTGCGTTGCTGCTTCGCTCGTATGGCATAGAGCCGCCGACAAAGATTAGTGCCCGTACAAAGAAGGAAGCGTACGCATTCGCTAAGACAGACGAGGAGTTCAAAGCGCTTGCAGAGCACATAGATATCCGCATCCAGATACTTGTTGCTGCACGGTTAGGGAACAAGTCTACGATCGAAGAGACTCGTACGGAGCGGTTCATTGGTATGGCAGACCGTGGTGCATTCCCTGTTCCCCTGCGGTACTACGGCGCTCACTCTGGCCGCTGGTCGGGTCAAGACTCAGTGAACATGCAGAACCTGCCTAGCCGTGGCGAGAACGCTGGCCGTATCAAGAAAGCCATCATGGCCCCAGCAGGGTACTTGGTAATTGACTGTGACTCGTCGCAGATCGAAGCGCGGGTGCTGGCGTGGCTGGCGGGACAAGACGACCTCGTGGCTGCGTTCGAGCGTAGGGAAGACGTGTACAAGATCATGGCTGCAAGTATCTACAACATAGCAGTTGCGGATGTCACCTACGCACAGCGGACAGTTGGGAAGACTGTGGTCCTCGGGGCTGGGTACGGCGTTGGATCGGTCAAGCTCAAGTTGTTTTTGAAGATGCAATCAAAAGTAGTTGTAGACGCACAAGAGGCTAAGCGGATCGTGGATGCGTACCGAAATAAGTACAGCAAGATTCCGCTGCTATGGCGCAAGGGGGAAGATGCGCTCAAGGAGTTGACTCAGAAGCAGAGCATGGTGCTCGATGCGCAGAAGCTACTTACAGTACTCCCCGGTAAAGGGATCAAGCTGCCGAATGGGTTATTTATCCAGTACCCTGACCTGCGTAAAGTAGTTGACGAGGAGTCGGGAAAGGCGTCATGGGTCTACACATCCAAGGGTTTACCCGTCCATGTGTATGGGGGAAAAGTGATTGAGAATGTTTGCCAAGCAGTCGCTAGGATAATTATCGGGGAGCAGATGCTACGTATTCAGAAGCGGTATCACTGTGTGCTTACCGTGCATGATGCGATCGCAGTAGTTGCCAAGATCAACGAGGCTGATGCAGCACGGGCATACGTTGAAGAGTGTATGAACTGGCGTCCGCTGTGGGCACAGACGTTGCCGCTAGCCTGTGAATCGGGTATGGGCAAATCGTATGGGGACTGTTAAAATTGGCGCTTAACAAAATCAACCAAGCAATCTCATGGCACTTGCATTTTCATACTCGGCGATTAAAGACTTCCAGAATTGCCCACGTAAATACCATGAGACGCGCATCCTCAAACGGTTCAAGCAAGGGGATAGCTCCGCTACTCTTTACGGAACCTCTGTCCATAAAGCCTTTGAACTTTACCTTCAAGACGGGACACCCCTTCCTGAAACTTTTTCGCAGTACCAGCATTTCGTGGAACCTCTCGCCAAGATTAAAGGTGAGATCAAGTGTGAGCTTAAGCTCGGCATCACCGCTGACTTTAAGCCATGTGAGTTTTTTGCCAAAGAAGTATGGTTCCGTGGACTGCCAGACTATCTCGTGCTTAATCATGAGACTGGTATCGCACGGGTCGTAGACTTTAAGACGGGCAAGTCCAGCAGATATGCAGACACATCGCAGCTCGAGTTGATGGCGGCAATGATTATGATTCACTACCCAGACATCAACGTCATTAAAGGGATGCTGCTGTTTGTAGTGGCTGAAGATGCAATCAAGGCAGAGTTCACTCGTGAGCAGTTGCCAATGATCCTGTCTAAGTGGGCGGGCGAGGCATCGCTGGTTGAGGCTGCGGTTGACAGCGGTGTATGGAATCCGAAGTCTAGCGGCCTGTGTAAGTTCTGCCCAGTAACATCATGTGAGAACCATCGGAGTTGATATGGCAACTAAACGAAATTACGCCTCGGAGTACAAGAACTACCAAGGCACACCAAAGCAGCTTGCTGCACAGTCTGAACGGCACAAGGCCCGCCGCTTGTTCGAGAAGACCAACGGCACACTGCCAGACGATATGGATGTGGATCATAAGAAACCACTATCGAAAGGTGGTAAGTCGATAGCAAGTAACTTACGCGCTGCGACAGACAATGCAAATAGAAGTTTTTCTCGCACTAAGACTGGTGCATTGAAGTCGCAAAAAAGCAAACGCGAAGCGACGAAGTGATGTAGGATAGCGGAGACAGGTTGTCATACTGTCTCCTTGGTAAGTTGTTAGATTCACACGGTAGTTTCGACTACCGTGTCTTTTTCGTTGCCGAAAGGATTTCCCGTGGAAATTGTAGAGAACAGAGCCTTGTTGTTTGTCACCAAGAAAGCGGATA